TGCTTTAAGAACGTGAGGTCCACGTAATTCGGCATCGCCCCCAGGTCCACCGCCATCATCAGGTTGGTGTAGGGGACACCGCCCTTGGAGGGATAGCTGGCCACAAAGCTCGACGGCACGTAAGCGACCGCACCCGACGACTGCTGCAGCGTGATGATGCACACCCCGTTGCCGAGGTCCGCCTGGTACTGGGCTTGCAGGTCACCCGAGGTTTGTTCGCGCGGCTGGTAATACTTGGTGTAAGGGTCGCCACCCGCCGCGATGATGTCCTCAAGCAGTCGGATCGAAATACAGGTGTACGACGCATTCGCCATCAATGCGTTGTTAAATGGCGAAGTGAGCGTAAAGACTCCGGCCGCCCCCAGCTCCGGAATCAGGTTGGTAGTGATAACAGCCATGCGGCGCTCCTATTACGACGAGGCGAACTGCGGGTTCGACTTGGCAGCGACGAGGTAGTCGATCGTCTGGTAGTTGTACACGAGGTACAGAATGTTGTTACGGATCAACTTCGTGTAGCCCAGCGGAATGCTGGAATACTGCGTCATCGATTCCGCCACCAGCAGCATCGTGGCCAAGGCCGACAAGAAGGCTTGCGTGGCCTGACTCATGCGCGCGAAGTCCGTCGAGGTCGAGCTCACCGAGATGAGATCCGGGAACACGTCCGAGAGCTCGTACAGGTTATCGCGATTCTGGTCCGAACCAATCATGGCAATGGCCAGCGACTTGTACGGATGCCCCATCACCGTGCCGTGCGCATTGATATGAGCACTTGGATAACTAGCGAACTGGGGGAGCAGCGCGAGCGCATCCGTCAGATTCGTAATCGGAGAGTATATGCCCGCTTGACCCGTGGCGCGATCAGGGATCGCCATTTTGTTCCACCGCGGCACCAGTACAAACTCGGTGCGCTTGAAGATGTCCGGGAACACCGCGACCCATTCGGCCCGCGTATGCGCGCTGTTCGCCAGAATGTAGGCTTCCAGTGCATCGCTGATCGAGTCGACATTGTCGCCCGCCATGCCGTACAGAATCAGCGTCCAGTCCGTCGAGATGAGCGTGCCAGTACCAGCCGGATCATGCCAGTCGTAAGACATGACGATGATGTCGGTTTCCGGATTGTTCGCCTTGGCTGCCTGGATGTTCAGGAACAGCTGCGGCTTGGTGACAGCGCTGACTTCCGCTTGCACTTGCGTGGCGGCTTTGAAAAAGTCGTCGAGCGGCGTGATCGGCGGCACGATGACGAAAGCCGATTCGTCGTATTCGTTCTGGAAGCTCGCATCGACAAACCAAATGCGGATAAACGAACCGGGATTGGCCACGTCGGTCCAGCTGACCCATTCGGGCAACCAGCGCGTCCCGTCGGTGACCATCGCCCCGGAGGCGAAGGTGTTAGCGGTAGCAGCAAACTGCATGAGGGCGCCTTCGAGCAAGACGTCCGCGTATTGTTGGCCAGCATTGTTAATGGTCTGGTTGTAGAACCAGGCGCAGATCGTGAGCACGCGCTTGGCGAGGTCTGCATCGACAACTTGGGCTGTCCCGTCCGTTGCGCTCAAGAACGACCAGAGCGTGACGTTCGGCGAACCCGCTGCGTCGGTGTAGAGGCCGATTTCGCGCGAGTAAGTCCGCGACACCGTGGAGAGTTCCCCGACGGCGTTGACTTGACCCGGCGTGTTGTTTGCGAACAAGGCGTGGCTCGCAAAACCTTTAAGTGTGTACATCGAGTAATCTCCAGCTGTTCTTCAACAGGTCGTGGACACCAGGGGATGGACCAAGTGTCTTGAAATCCATTAGAATAAGACTAAGCATAAAATGAAGCAATAGGGGCTATCATGCTGGCATGGAAAACTTTCACTCTCTTGTGGCCGTTTCTGAAGGAGCTCTTCCTCGGAAAGAAAACACTGAGCGAGGCACTGAAGACCAACAAAGGACGCGTCTTTCTGATGATAGCCATCATCGGTTCGGTCGCGATGAACTTATGGTTGGTCCCTAACATCGTGCGGATCTCCACCGACTACGTGGAGCTCAAGCACAAGTATGATGATTTAAAGACGAGTGCCGACGAACATCCGAAGGTCGACACCCCGCCTGCACCGCCGCCTGTGAAGAAGTACACGTCGATGGTGCAGCCGGAGAAGATTACAGATGCGCTGCCTGCGTCCGCCCGGTCGCCTGCCAGTGCACCTGTAGTCCCGGAGGCTACGGTACAGCAGTGGTCCAGTTACGACGCCACCGTGGCGCGTTTTAATCAAATCCAGGCGCGCGAGCGGACTGGCGGTTATAAGAGCAGGTAGACTCATGAAATCGCTAAAATACGCAATAGTGCTGGCCATTGGCCTCACGGGGTGCAATAGCTTTAATACCTACGAGCCACCCCACGGGCCACGAGGTCGACAAGAGGGACGCGAAGCGCCCAATAAGCAGGATAAGGGTTTCTTCTCTTTCCTGTTTGGCAGTGACGATCAAGCTGCAAGTGAGGTGCCTGTCGAACAACCGGCCTCGGCACCTGACATCATCATTGCGACGCGCGACGAAGCGGGTAATGTGCTGTGTCCTTATATCAAACTGGTGCCGGTGCCGCAGGCTCCGCCCGTACCAGTGGACCAGCTCAAGCAATTGAGCCCCAAGGATAAGGATGCGCTCATCCAGCTGCTTAATGATCACATCGATCAGATGCACCAGTATGCCACGCGGGTGCGGGACCAGAGCGAGCGTCAGCGGCGACAATACGCTGCGGATTGCAAACGCTGGTTCATGCTCCATCAGCAGTAAAAAAAGTTATTTTGACAGGGTAGGTTCATGTTTTGCGACATGCCTGCCCTGCAGTTCCATGACACCATCTACGATCCGAGATTGGCTTCAGACCAATCTGTCGCTTTATGTCCACGGGGATTTGCGCAAACGCATTCCTTTACCTGGCGTTTATGCGATTCATTTTCCCCAGACCGATGAAGTCTTCTTCGGACAAACCAAGCACTTGTACCGAGGTCGGATTAAACACTTACGTGCGCTTAAACGGGGTGTAGCCGAAAACAAGGGTTTGCAACGTGCGTTTAAAGAAGGTAAGCGAACCTTTGATTTCTACTACATCAACCTCCCAGTCGAGGTGACGAAAGAGGTCGAGCAGGACTACTTAGACCTGCACCATGGACAACCTTACCTACTGAATCAGGCGAGGGCGTCTCGGACACGCAAGAAACAATATATTCCCCCGAGGGATACTCTGACGAGCCCGAAACACTCTGATTCGGTACGAATAGAAAAGAAAGGATTACAGCGTATGTCAAGCGTAGAAGAAGTCGGTGCTGAGCCTGCTAAAGGCCAACCGGCGCTACTCGATGCCCCGCAAGGTGTAGTGTATCACACCGACGGAGGCTGCCGCCCGAACCCTGGCCCTGGTGGCTGGGGCATTCATGGCTATCTGTACGCGGCTGCTAAGCCGAAGAAAGGTTCGGGCAATCCGGACCACATCGTGACTGCTGCGGGTTATGTGACCAAGGTAGAGTACAACAAGCAGACCAATCATGACTGGACGCTCGCTGATTTCCAGGAATGGTTGAGCAATCCGCTTGCCCGTCGTAAGCACATGGAAGTCACCCCGATCGCCTACATCGACGGGTATGGTTCTTTCAGTGCCGCGATCACCAACAACATCGCTGAGCTGGTGGCCGCGACCCAAGCACTGGAACACGCCGCGCAGTACGACGTGAAGATTGTGCAGGTCCATTGCGATTCGAAGTACGTCTGCAACGGTCTGATGGATTACGTGCCGACCTGGATTCGCAACAACTGGATCAAGTCCGACGGCATGGTCGTGAAGAATGCTGAGTACTGGAAGAAGCTCGTAAGCGCTCGCGACATCTTGACGAATCGGGGCGTGATGGTGCGCTTTGACTGGGTCAAGGGTCATAACGACCATCTGGGCAACGAGACGGCTGATCAGGCCGCCACCATCGGCGTGATGCTCTCCCAACGGGCCATGTTCGGCAAGTCCTGGAGCTTCGATCCGGACGGACCGGTAGCGACCACCTATGCGTCGATTGACACATCCCCGGCCGACGGTTACTGGAAGTACGACACGGAAAAGCATCCGTTCATCTCGATGCCCCGCATGTACTTTAACACCTGCACGGATTACTTCCGCGCGGGTGAGTACTACCTCAGTAACGGTCGTGAGGAAGAGCATCCGGGCAAACGTATCAGCGATGGTGCGTATGCGATTGTCAAACTGAAGACCCCTGACCCGGTGTTGGAACTGGTGCGCGGTCATCAGAGCACGCTGGCCGATAACGTCATGGCGCTCGCCTCGGCGCGGCTGGACTTCATCTACCGTCCGGACATTCACAAGAAGCTCTCGCAACACGGCCCGCTGGTGATGGTGCAGGACAATCCGCGGCGGCTGGACACCTTCGATTTGCACAGTCTTGACAAGGACAAGCAGAAGGAACCGATCACGCGCGAGCACCAACCGCCGCACCTTGCGATGCGCGCCGTGGAGTCCATTGAGCTCCTGATGCATAAGCTCAACCAGTATCTGGCGAAGGACCCGGAGATTGTTGTCACGGATCTGACCGATATTCTGTATGAGAAGAGTCAAAAGGTCGTCAAGAAAGAGACGGTCGACATCTGCACGCTAAATCCGAAATACAATGTCGGGTTTGCGGCCATAGATGTTGATGCTAAGTATAAGACCGATGAAGGTATCGGCTCTGCGTCGGTGACCCTGACGCTTGGCATTGACCTCCTCGATCGGAACGCTCTGAAGCGCCTGGAGAATTCTCACCCGAAAGTCAGTTTAATTACCTGGCTGGAGGCCCCGCACATTTTCCGTTACGCCACGGTGGTTGAAACCGAGGAGGATTTGGGGATCTGGGCGGGTGTATACAGCAACGTGCGGATTGTGACACCGCAATCTCACTAACCTCGATGGGCTGCTGCTTATTACCGTCAGTGGTGGCCCATATTGGAGTTTTATCCATGTTACGGTTAACGGCAAGTCTGAAATCTGCGGCGGCGGGGGTCCTCGAATCGTCATTGCCAGGACGGATGAAGCGACTAATCTTGGTGACGTCGATCGTCGCCCAGGCGAAGGAAACGCGCAGCTTGGATGTTCAGACGATTCGTAAGCTCAACAATCTCATGGACCTGGCTGGTGAGGAAAAGGCGATGGGTTTGCCCGCGTCGCTTTCCAAAGCCATCTGGGACGGCAAGACTTCGGTCGATGCCATAGCGTTGCTATCCAAGGGAGGTCCTCTTCCTGAATCCACCATCGGTGACCTCGTACAACAGATCAAGGCCTGCATCCCAGCGTGGTTGCGTTACGGTCGTGAAGGTGAGGTCGATGCGGATCTGCAGAAGTTGTTCCGTCATAAGTCCGAAGTGTTGGGCTAGTGCAACCGCGGTCATATTCCCACTAACCTCCCCAGTAATACGGGCGGGTTAGTGGGTTTATGCCGGTCTGGCAACAGGGCTTACGACTTCAGGTTATCGGTAATCTTGTCGACCGATTCGTTGATGCTCGTGTTAAACGCCATCACGCGGAAGTACATCGTCGAGAAGAACTCGAGCTCACAGGCGATCTGGTAGGCACCGTCAGAGAGCTCTTGCGCCACTTCGTACGCCGTGCTTTCCATCTTGCCGTCCTTGAGCATCTGGACGATCTTTTCCATGTACTGGGTAGCTTCCTTCACCTTCGCATTGAGCTTCTCGCGCGAGACGCTGTTGCTCAGCTTGGAGAGCGTGTCGACTTCACCGAAGACGAGTTCCCAGTCCTTGTTACGGGCGACGGCGTCACCGTACTTCATGGTCGTGTCGTGGCGACCCGGAGTGAAGCAGGCACCGATGTCTTTCAAGAGAGCGTCGCGTTCTTCTTGCAGGCCCTGGTAGACCTTCGCCGAATTTTCCGTCGAGAAGCGCTGATACTCGTTGGTGATCAGCAGCGCCAAATACGTGGTGTACGTATTGAGCAGGTTCATCACCTTGGCCGAATGCTCGGCGCCGCGCTTCAGTGCTGCGGCGAGTTCCAGGTAGTTGCTCTTCATGCCCTCGGGGCAGTAGACGGTAAGCGGGCTGATGTCGACGAAGTTGTGACGCTCCAGCAACTTCATGAAGCTCGCCTGATGGCGCGAGAGCGGCACCGGCTTGTCGGTGCCCGAGAAGCGTTGCGTGAAATCGAGGAAGTGTTTCTTGATGTCGGGAAACATGCTTTTGAGCATGCCCGTGACATCGAGTGCCTGGACGCTGAAAGTCTCCAGCGCCACAACGTCACGATGGTGACGCAGAGTTTGAAGCGAGTCCATAGGTGTCCTTCTGACTGGGGTAAGTTTGTAAGCCATAACATGCGCGTGGCAGTTATAGCTGTGTGGTATTTTTCACCGGCTATCGCCATTATTTGTACGGCTGTGTTTCGTCATTCTCCATTTAAGACCAAAGCAAAGCACATGGAATTTCTTCAACCTAAAATCAACGCTGCGCCCAACGTGAAACTGATGATTAACATCGGTGCACTGATGGACATTCCCACCGGCACTTATATCGAAGGGCGCAAGGGTGAGCACATCCTTAACGGCGGCCTGGCTACGCTCACCGGCGTCGTGGGGATTGGTAACAACTTCAAGTCCACGGTGATGCACTACCAGATGCTCACCGCGATGTCGCGTTTTCGTCAGGCTTCGGCCTCCACCTACGACACAGAAGTCAACATTCAGGAATGGCACTTGATGGAAATGATCCGTCGAGTCGAAGGCCTGCACGAAGAAGACGTCCTGCAAACGGGACGTTGGATCATCACCGACAAGACCATGCACACGGGCGACGACTGGTACGCCAAGCAGCGGGAGTTCCTGGAAGAGAAAGCCAAGAACATCGGCAAGTGGTCGGTGGATACGCCGTTTTGGAATCGCGATCGCTCGGGTCCGCTGCGCATGATCATCCCCACGTTCAATGAGATCGACTCCTTCACGGAATTCGAAACCTCGGACGTGATGGACATGCAGGATAAGAACGATCTGGGTGAGTCGGGCGGTAACACGATTCACATGCGTCAGGGTCTCGCTAAGCTGCGCTTGCTGATGGAAGCGCCGCGTCTGAACGGTCAGGCGAATAACTACTCGCTGATGACCGCGCACATCGGCAAAGAGTCGACGATGCAAAACGCAGGGCCTGCCGGTTCGGTCCCGATCGTCAAGCTCAAGCACCTGAAAAACGGCGACAAGATCAAGGGCACGACCGACAAGTTCACCTTCATCACGCACAACTGCTGGCACGCTTATAACGCCTCGCCTTTGATGGCGGCGGACAAGAACGGGCCGGAGTATCCGCGCGATTCCGATGACAAGGTCAAGCTCGATACGGACCTGAACACCGTGCAGCTGCGCAACCTGCGTTCTAAGTCCGGACCCTCGGGCATGGCGATCACTTTGATCGTCTCACAAACCGAAGGCGTGTTGCCCTCGCTCACCGAGTTCCATCACATCCGTGAGCAGGACTACTACGGGCTCGTGGGTAGCAAGATCAACTACGCGCTTGCCCTCTATCCAGAGTGCAAACTGGGTCGCACTACCGTGCGTAGCAAGATCGATGAAGACGCGAAGCTGCGCCGCGCCTTAAACATCACTTCCGAGATGTGCCAGATGTCGTACATGTGGCATCACCTGGACGATCTGATGTGCACGCCTGAAGAGCTCTACACGGATCTCAAGGCCAAGGGTTACGACTGGGACCTGCTGCTCAATACGCGCGGCTGGTGGACCACGGACGAAGATCATCCGCTGCCTTTCCTCTCGACCATGGATCTCTTGCGCATGCGCAAGGGTCTGTACCATCCGTACTGGTATCCGGTCGGCGTGGATGCCCTGAAGGCAGCAGCGTAATGAACTGGCGGCTGAAGTTTAAGCAGCTGCTCTGTAAGCACCGGCTCAAGTGGGATGTCTGGACCGATCTGGTCCTCATCAAACGCCGGTGCGATCGCTGCCAGAAGGAATTCGTCGAAACCTACAACGGCTTTAAGGAATTGAACAAGCATGAGCGCAAATAAACAAGAAGAAGTCGCCGTCGTGTCACCCTGCAGGTTCATGATCAACGACGTCGTCGAACATGTCAAGTCTGGCGGGATGTATGTGGTCGCCGGACTGCCCACGGAGTACGTGCTCGAAAACACGCGCGAGCCTGCTTACGCGTACCGCATGGCGGACGGACGCATTTGCGTGCGCTGCCAGTCGGAGTTCGAGGACGGTCGTTTTGAATATCGTGGCCGGGCCGATGGCTCGACCTATCCCAGAGAAACCAGCCGCGGGATTCACCCGCGCGCGTAGGAGCACCAAATGAACACCGTAGCAGAAGTAACCCAAGAAGCGCCCGCGCCGAAGCTGGACGCGAACCTGATCGACTACGTGACGAATCGTCTGGCCGAATCCGGTCACCCGAATCCTAGCGCCTGGCAGACTTACGGCGAAGGCATCCACAGCGACGCCTACAGCACGATCGAGTTCCCGCGTCATCGCTTTCTGGTCAACCGTCAACTGCGCCAGCTGGTCGGCGCTGTCCCCGCCAACACCACGCAGATTCGTTTCTGTCTGGTCGACCAGGGCACAGCGGATGACTGGATGCGCCTCTTCGAACAGATGGTCCTGCCATGCATGATGAAATTCAGCATTCCGCAATCGCACTACGCGAGCGCCTAAATCTGTTCGCCGAATGGCCGATTGTTAAGGGTCAAGAGTTCGTAGTCCCCCATGAACTTTTGACTCGCGAGATCTGGGACGCGATCATTGTGGTCGCCGGGGGTCGCAACTATAACCGCTACGAGGACTTTGTCCACTGGTTGGAGTTGCGCCTCATGAAAGAGGACTTGGTTGACTTACCCAGGATTGTGTTTGTCTCCGGCAAGGCCAGTAAGGGCGCTGATGATATGATTATCCGCTGGTGCAAAGAGAACGGCTTCCCGTGGGCAGAGTTTCCTGCCGACTGGGACGGGCTCGGACGGAGCGCAGGGTATGTGCGTAACGCTCAAATGGCACGAGTGGCAACCCATCTCATCACGTTCTGGGACGGTGAATCACGAGGCACGAAACACATGATCGAGCAGGGCAAGAAGTACGAGCTCGCGATGACGATCAACCTTGTGGAACCGGACGAGGACTGGCTTGAACGGATTAGGAAAACATCATGGCAGGAAACCGAGCAGCTGCTGAAGCGGTTATCTACGAATGGATCGAGAAGTTGATCCCCGAGTCGGGTAACACCGACATTTACCGCAACCTCTTTGCCAGCATGGACGACGCGGCGTTTGCCGTATGGATGGAAAAGCTCGAGCGGCAGGAGATTCGACTCGCGGTGATTGCGCCGAATTTGGCCGAGCACCCCACGGGTGGTGACAAGAAGCTCGTGCGTCTTGACATCGAACGGAACCTGAAGCTGGCTGATGAACTCGGTCACAACTTCTTTGAAAGGATCTGGATCGACAATGGCAACGATATTCCACCGTATCTGTCACCGATTCCGTACCTGGTGGTTGATCTCCCCCTGCGCCGTCAAGCGCAGTTGCTGGTCAAGAAGATCTCGATTCCTGAAGACTCTAAGTCCGTGGACGATTTCACAGGCCAGCCGACCGGGAAGTCCAAGGGATCGAAGATCTCCTATCCGGAGACCCAGATCATGGCCGCCCTTAACCTGGACGCTAACCTCACCGAGATGCTTAAGTATCGAGGCGGGGATGAGAAAGGCTTTGATGCGCTCAATTCCGCTATCAGCAAAACTGGCGGCGTGTCGCTCAAGTCGATCGAGAAGCTGGGCACCCAGGTGAAGTCCACCCAAACGCTCTCCATCATCCTGACCTGCATGCATTTGAGTAACACTGGGCTTAATTAAACCAGAGATATATCCTATGAGAAGAACTCTTATGGGATTATCATGGGGCGCGCGCAAGGTGACTCGGTGGTCGGTGTTTATATGCTCCATAACCGGGAAACTGGTGAAGCGTATATCGGTAGCGGAATTTTGAATGAGCGTCGAAATACGCACTTCTCTCGTCTCCGACACAACACTCATCATAACCACAGGCTTCAGGCGGCATATAACCGAAATCCGAACTTCGACTTCATCGGAGTTCCGGTGGAAGGAGAAGATCGTAAAGAAGTACGAGTAGAGGCTTTGAACATTGAAGCTTCTCTCGTGGATGAGAACGCCAGGAATCCGCTTCTGCTAAACCTAATGCGAAACATCACGGAAGACAATACCTTTCTGGGACACAGCGAGGAGTCTAACGAGAAGAATCGTCAAGCAACTCAGGAGCGCTGGCAAAATCCCGCGTGGCGAGAACAGGTTATTGCTGCTCAACACGCAGGTCGCGCTGCCTTGACCGACGAGGAAAAGGAGCGCCATCGTCTAGCTATGAGCGAAGCCCAGAAGGAGCGTTACGCCCAACTGGAATGCTCGCCGACCAAAGGTCAAACTCGCAGCGAGGAGTTCCGGCAGAACAACAGTAGCAACATTGCTGAGCTTTGGAATGATCCGGAATATCGTGCCAGTCAAATGGCTTCGCGCCCGAAAGGCAAGCGTAACGATAATGGGCTCTCTGTGGCCGTTGAAGTAGACGGGGTAGTTTATCCGACAAAAACTGCTGCGGCTAATGCTCACGGGATCACGAAGCAAGGTGTTGCCCATCGGCTCACGAGCGACAAGTTTCCCAACTGGACCACAGCCTAATGGAAGAAGATCCGAACTCTCCGTGGTATGAGGATTCCTGCGACCGGGACGATCTGTTTCTCGCCTGTCTGATCCTTGAAGTCATTCTGATCGGGCTCTTGAAGGCCTGGTCTTAGGAGCGCACCGTGGGACTCTTTACTGACATCGGCTACGACCTACTCGCCAAGCAGCGCCGTGAGCGCTTGATTCGTGAAGGCCGAGCCAATGAGAGTCTAGGCTTTATCAACCGCCCAGATCTGAACTATCCCTGGGACGAGGAGTCCCGCTTCACGACGATAGATGGCTGGATTTGCGTGATTCTTGCGCTGATTGGTCTGATCGGCCTGGCGGCTATTATCTTGAGTGACCACCACGTCTGGAGCAATCATGTCTGAAGTGCATAAGCGCCTGATGGCCCAAATCCGCGCTTGGAAACGAGCGCATGACTCGGGCTGGGGCGTCATCGTCACACCGAAACAACAATGAATATCGACGCATATTTCGTCGACAAGTGGATCACGCTCGAACTGGCCTCGGCACTCTCTCGGGAGCCGCAGCCAGTCGGGCCCTTATTTCCCGAGCTTCGTAAAGCTGTGGGCCTCTATGCCTTGTACTTTCCGGAGCATGAATCCGTGTACTTTGGCGAAGCAGGTGACCTGGAGCACGCGAAAGCCGATCACCTGTATAAACTTCGCTGTAACCGTCATGAAAACCCGGCTGTACAACAAGCTTTCAACGACGATCCGGAAGGCAAGGTCCTATTCTTCGCGATTTTTACGTCAAGTCGTGAGCAAGCGCGATCCCTTCTCGAGCAATTTCTAGCAGCCTATAAAGACTGCACTACTTTACTGAATAACGGGGTGCTGGAGTGAGTGGTTTTAAAGCAGATAGCGCGTGGCGCAATCCGAAAGATGTCGCCGATCCGGATGTGTTCACCAATGATGACATGGAAGTCGTCGCCGGGGCTTTCGAGGCGGCGATTAAAACCGTGCTCGAACAATACCGGGACGAGGCACTCAGGGAAAAGCTCCTGATGTTTATCAACAACATCGTGGTGCAAGAGAAACCCTGGGTCTGGGTCTCGCCTGAAGGGCCGAGCCACTTGGATGATCTCTTCATGGTCGACGAGTTCACGCGTGACTTTATCATGCTGCTGACGTTCACCTTTTTTGCCCGCTGGGGTGAGGGAAAAGTAAAATTTACTGGCCTGGTAGATACATTGAGCTGGGGATGCGCAGCCGATGAAGAAGGTGACGATAAAGGTTACGTGCTAATGTCGAAAGACCTTAGCGCTCGTCTATCACCGACTGAGACTGTAAAAAAATACCTCAGAGCCAATAAGTGGGTCGTCGTGGCGATGCTGATCAAGCTATTCGTCAAACCGACCAACGGCCAAATGCCGGAGGCCTGAGGGCCGATGGCGATGTCAGATATTTAACGGGGCGCCAGGTCAACAACAATAAGCCTGGCAGGAATGAATGGATCAATCAGCGGTTGCCGTCGTATACGCGGAGCTCGATGCTCTGCTCGATACACGGCTCGGGACCCTGGCACGCATGGGCAACCATGTAGCCGAAGCTGTATTGTTGTCCGAGAGTTATCATAAACGCGACTGCGATGTGTTCGCAGGCGTGGATATGCAGGTCTACCGTGACCTGTACTCTAAGCGCGACGTAGAGACGTTAAAGTTCTCACGTGCGACTAAAGCGGTGTTCCTCCTGAATTCGCTAGTGCGTTATCTGAAGGAACAGGCGACTGTACGCCCGTATCACGAGAGTGCAAAAGTCGTCATTAATACGTTCCCTTACGTGCTGAGCGTCGAAGAAGAAGCTGAGTTGGGCAAGGTCATTGCGACCTGGATTTCAGGGCTCGCACCGGTTGAGCTCGTACATATGCGCCCACAAGAGCTTTCTCCTCTGTACGTTAAACAGCAGTCGTATTCGAGCCTGTTGATGTACGAGTACGATCCTTGGATGAGTCTGCATTTTGGACCCACATCGAAGCAAGCAACGCCTATCCAAGATGTCTCAATATTCGCGCCAGCGATATTCTTCGCGGATAAGCCAAGCGACAAAGAGTTGCAGCAAGTCATTAAGCGCGCAGCCCATCCACTGCAAGCCGTAGAGATCCTGGGAAGGTCGCTCGTCGGCCTGAACTTGATCGATGTCGAATACTTCAGCATAATTCGACCTTCCGAACCGGCATAAACGCCCCGCACCCCTCGACCCCACTTCTGGAGCGGTCGAGGTGGGTGCGGAGCACAGTCACGGTTTGGAGCGGGTTTCCGTTAGTCTGCGCCTTCAACGGGCGCAAACTGAGCGTGGAACGAATCGAAGTCTTGCTGAACCGGCGTAGTGGCAACTTCCCCTTCCACCAGGACGGGGTCGGGTACATCGCTTCCGAGCTTCGGAACCTCCCTTGGAACAGGTTCAGCGGCTTGGAAGTTATGCCCGCCGCTACCCATCTGGCGCAGGATCTCAGCAATGTTGGCGGCCATGCCTTCCTGGTTCATGACCTGCGCTTCTTCCACGCGCAGCTTCATCTTACCGAGCGCCTGGCGGTCCATGCCGTCGAGCACTTGGGCGATGGTGCCCACGATCTTCGGGTCGGCAAGGTTCTGCAGATCCTTAGCGAGTACGCCGACGATCTGCTTACGCATTCCTTGGGTATAGTCGAGTACGGCCTCGTCTGCGTCGACGGGACCGACTACTTCTGTGACTTGATCTGCAGACATGGTCGTATTCCTAAACGGTTTCAGCGATATATTACTAACTAGAGATAAGTAACAAGGTGTCCTTATCCAATGCCCCTATGCTCGATCGGGGGCTGGAGTCATAGTATCGGTCAAAAGGCACCGTAAATAGGCGAATTTACAAAGAGGGCGTTATGTTCGTTGATCGCTGGAAGAACTGGGTGATGCGGGTCAGCCAGGGGCTGCGTGACCATAATACGCGCGCGCAATACGAAGCACTGAAAATACGGCTCAAGGAGATTCCGGAGAAGAAGCCGCATCGCAAGAGCTGTGAAGAAATTTTGACCCTGCTGGAGCCGGACAAGTACATTGGCTATCAGCCGTACTATGCCAAGCAGGTGAAGCTAGGTGAAGACATCGCCAATCTGGAAGCGTTCACCAAACGCCTCCTAGATACCTCGGCGATGGTATTGAAGGAAACGCCAATACCGCCTGGCTGGATGAAACCCGATGAAGTGCTGGTACAGTTTGACCGGCTCTTTATCGCCAGTGGAGGCTACTACTTGGATGTGGCACAAAGCGTGCACAAGTTTAAGGTAGCGGGCCTGCGGCTGTGTGAGCTGATGCACGAATCAGACACCGCCACGCATGGCATTCACGAGCACAACTTTCGTATGCTGTCACGACTCTTTGTGCAGTTGCGGGAACTGAGCACCGCATTGGTGGAGGTGGGGCTCGAGCAGGGCAAGAAGTAAAACAAGGCGCAGGACTTAATAGCGATTTACAATTGAAACGCGAGGTACAAATGGCAAAGAATCAGATGGCGAACATCCTCGCCAAAACCGACAAGGACGTAGGCGGCACATACGGTCCGAACGGGGTGCTCTCTCGCCTCTTCCGGAAGCTCTTGCTGACCATGAACGTCAATGAGAACCGGTGGAACATCCTAATGCATGCGTTCCTGAACGATCCGCGTAATGGCGTGCCCAATACGCGTAAAGATCAGACCAGCATGCGGGGGAATTTGACGAAGGAATTCGCCCGGCCGCAGATGACCTGGAAGGTGTTCTGTAAGGCCATGATGTTCATGCAGTTTGTTCACTTCGAGGTGTGCATCATCGCGCGCGATAAACACGGGCGTGAAATTGCGTTTAGCACAGATGTGAATCTGGGCGACCGCACGGTGCCTACTCAGACTTTGACTGACAACACACCTAAGGGAGACGAATGAGCCATCTTCGTTCCCGAGTGCGGTCAGCTCGGGTTGAACTAATTGAGCGCGAGGATAGAAGGAATGTTCAGTGATCGTGAACGCAAGGGAAGAGTGCGTTTCCCGAACATTAGTGATGAACGCCGCAGAGAGGCGTCCCAGGAGCAGTCAGACACTGGGGCAAACGCACAAGACAATACAAGGACGGGAGCCAAACCCGCGGAGAATGTCATGCAAGCAGTAACCGAGGAAGTGCAGGTGCCGGTGCATCCGCTCGTTCTGGAAGACGGTAAGACGCACATTAACATCGATGCGTTTGCCCAGACTGAACTAGGACGGATGCTGGTGCATCAGTTCGCGTCAAAGTTCGAGCACCCGCAGTTCGGGCGCTTTCGCTCAGTCGAGGGATTCTGGGGCTATGTGCGTGATACGACGCGCGATGATCGCTGGCGTTACGTCTCCGGCATGACCGCCAAGCGCGAGACGCGTAACTTGGGGGTGCGCTGGATCGCCAATTTTCACCAGATCATTATGGAGGCGAACTACTTCAAGATCGAACAGAATGACCACCTCAAAGCGCTGTTTGTGGCGTCCGAGTTGCCGTTCGATCACTACTACATCTTTCGTGGTAAGGAAGCCAACGCCAACGACCCCGGTTTTCCGATTCGTCCTCAGATTGCTCCCTGGTTTACCCGCGGCATGGAGAGCATTCGTACGATGATGAAGGAAGGGCGTCGTCCGGATAAACCCGACTACAGCGACGTGTTCAATCCCAATCCGGAACGGAACGGGCACTAACGCAGTTCGCGTTGTATCGCTCGGGGAGGCTTCGGCCTCCCCTATGCCCCTTCTTCTTTTTTTTTTGTTTCGAGGACCAACATGCCGTCTATTACCGATGCGGTTCAGAGCGCTACTAACGCTGTGGCCGCGAGCACCAGCACGGCACTGACGGGTGTCAATGGTGCAATGTCTGCGCAGCAAGCAGCGCTGGCGCAAAATGCCTGGGTCGGCTCCGCTGATAATAAGCTCGCTACCGCCGACGTCTACAATCCGCCGGGTGGCAACGCCATCATCACGGACGTCCAGAATCTGTTTCAGAAGTTTGACTTCTCTATCTCCGACGTCTTGCGCGGGGGTAAGTTTATCGCCCAGGAAGCTGGGGCGGTGATGGCAGGCTTGCGCACGGGTCTGCGCGTAGCGGGTCAGATTCAGCGCGGGGTCACCATGTTGCAAAAGGGTGACATCATGGCGCGTATCCTCGGTGCCTCGCTGGTCACCAAAGGCGCACTGAATGCGCTCGGCCTAGCAGGACTGGACAACATCGCCGGTTCCATCAATGCCGGAATTGGGGCGGCCGAAGGTGCCGTGGGTCAAGCGGCGGGTCAAGTAGGCTCGCAGATCTACGCCGAGCTCGGTGGCGTGATGCAGCAGGTGGACCAAGCGTATGCAGGTGGCATGCAGGCGCTGGGCGAATGCATTAACTCGCTAGGCATCAGTGCGAACTTCAATATCAACGACGTTGGGGTGAAGGTCGGTCTGTATGCGGGGCTGATTCAAACCTCGTGCGGCTATGGGATTCCGAATTCATTCGGTTCACTGACCGCAGCGATCTCGGATCGCGGCATGCTCGCGCAGATTACGGCGAGGGTGCTGCCTTCGGTGATTGCCAGTGGCGACGTGCACAGCCTGATGTCGATTGGAGCGAGCCTGGGCGCACGTGGCGCGTACGCCTACAACCCGAACATCCTGGCGGACTTCAGTTCGTCGTACTATCTGCCTCCGCCCTCGTCCAATACGAGTCAGGTCGATTACGCAGACTGCTTTAGCAATCTGACCAGCGCGTATAGCACCGTTGATCCGGACTGGGCGACGCTCAATCGGCAAACCACCATTACCGATGCCGACGGTAATGACCTGACACAAAACGATCCGGCGTTTAATCTGAATGCGATTGCCAATGGCTCGGATGACTTTAAGAAGGTGATCCAGCAGGGCGTGACCAGTACCACAGATCGCACCAATAACGTGATGGCGTTGGCAGGGGTGGTACAGCAATCCACCGTGGCGGACAAACTGGCCTCACAGTTTCCGATGACCGTGTTTGAGGGCAACAGTCAATCAGCCTCCACGCAAGATCCGCTGGCATTGGCTTCGGGTGCCCAACCGATCACAGTACCGACGGGCTATTCGAATGTCTCGCCCAATACGGGACAAACGGTCAACCCGGCACCGGACCCGAAGACGATCAACCCGCAGACAGGCGGCGCTTACGACCTGAGCGATCCGGGCGTGAAGAACCAGAACGGCTACTACATCTGGCCGGACGGTCACTGGCAGATTGGCGGTGTCTACACGAACAAGGATACGGGTCAGGGTTACGTGGCTAAGAGCATTAACTTCGACTAAGCGGTGCATCGCAACGTCGTTCCAACGTCATAAGGGCCAGGGTTTCCCCTGGCCTCTATGCCGTCGATTAGTTACGGACGGTGCGACCAAAGATCGCGGAGACTAAACTGCCCGGCAAGGTATCCCCGGCAAAGCTGGCAAAGTGCGCCGTGCTATACCAGGTCTTCCAGCTCGTCATGGCGCGCGTCAAGTTAAGCTTGAACTTGTTCATCGAGTAGATCTGGTCCGTGAGGCCCATGCCTGACAACACCGCCATGTAATCCGTGAAGGTATTGTCATCGTCGAACATCGAGCCGATGGTTTGCGCGGCATTATTCAAGGCATCGGCACCAGCGCCAAGCGCACCCCCGATCGCACCCCCGAGAGCCGCACCCCCGATCGCAGTCAGCGGGCCACCGCCTGCACCGACCACGCCCCCTGCAACCGCACCGAGCTCACTACCTGCGGCGGTGGCATTGGAGGAGAAACCCTGACTGATCGGCATGGCCAGCACGGTGGACATGTCCATGAACGTAATGCTCACTTCAATACCCATCGCGTGGCCCTTGTTGTTAAAGCCCGTGTTACCCGTACCGCGAGTAATGGACAAGCTCTCCACCATGGACAAACGCGACTGGCAGCGACCCCGGTCAAAGATCTCACACAGGAACGGACTGGTATAGGACTGCTTACCCGTCGCAATCGGCAAGGTCATCGCCAACAGCATGGCGAGCGGCACGTACAGATTGAGTAGCTGCGAGACGCGATTACCGTACGGGCTCACCAGGTTGATCGTGTAGCTCATCCGCGGCAAGGACGCAGCCGAGGACTGCCAGGAACGCGGGATGTCCACGAACGCTGCGCCACCCAAGGCAGCGAGCCCGGACAAATGCAAAGAGTCCAGACCCCCCTTGATGAAATTCCCCACGGCCCCGAAGGCACTGGTGACCATGCTACCAATCGCGCCACCACCCAGATTACCATTCGCCAGATCAAACTCGGCCGAGCGTGCCTGGGAGGAGATGCTATTGATCTTCTGCGCAATTTCCGATTCCTGGGCTTGGCTGGAAAACGATTCACCCACCGGACCCGTTGCATTGACCCGGAAGCCGACAAAAGCCGACCCGTCATTGATCTCTGCACCGAGAAAATCAAAGAAGCCCGCATCGTAGGCCTGATTGGGCGCAGTCGTCCCCGTGTCGTCGTTATTGAGCGACTCCGTGGTCGAACTCTCACCGCCGTTACCCGCCGCTTGCGGAATGGCCTGAGAGGAGCCCAGCCATTTCTTCAGGTAATCACTCCAGCCTGTGCCACCGTTATCTTTCAGCGACTGACTATAGGCCTTCTGCACTGCGCTCGTCAGATCGAGGTTATCGGTATTAAACGCCTGCTTCAGGTTGTTCTGATGCAGGGTGGCCAGACGTTGCGCCCGGTTAGCCATCGCGTAGACGTTAATCGAACCGCCTTCGTTGATGATGTCGGGCAAGAGCTGATGCAGTTGCGTCTGGGCTTGGGCGTCGAACTGATAGCCTTCGCCCAGCTGCTGGGCCATCGAAGTGCCGCCAATGCGCGGCACAATCCCCATGTTCACCGCAATCTGGTTGACGATGGTGGTCACCGCATTCCAGTAAAGCGGCATGGCGGGCTTCGAGTAGTAGAACTTACTCGAGGGCTTTTGCAGAAAGAAGCGCGCCGCGTTACCGAGGAGCGTGACTGCCAGCAACTTCCATGACAGGATCGAGACCACAAAACCAGCGGCACGCCCCAGCTCATAAAACGCCGACGGTGCGCGACCCGTACGAGCCAGCGTACCGGCACTGGTGTTATAGAAGCCGGTGAAGAAGGTCGTCAGTGAATTGAACGAAGGCAAGCCACAGCGGATATTGATGATCTGTGAGTTCGCCGCGATCGCTTCCCCGTAGTAGCGACCATAGCCGGTATTCCCAGCCCGATTGACCTGGTTGGGGTTCCAACTCCCATTCGGTGCGCGCGGTTTCAGATCCGCGTTGCGGGTAAACTGCGGCGGCGGATTGATACACAAACTCCCGCCCGGACGGGTGTCCTGAAAGTCCAGGCTCACCGGTGTGAAGATCCGGTTTTGCTGATCCACCGGCTGCAGGTGAGACAGGTTCACCAGAAAAGACTGCCGTACCCAGGACGCGTCTTTTTCAAGATTGTTCAGCGAGACTGTTGAAGCCACGGCTGCTCCTACGAAATAAAGAGGGGAGCCGAAGCTCCCCCCGTGTTAAGCCATTTTGGACATGGAAACCGGAGCAGACGTCATCGGCTGCGGTGTCTTCCTTTGCATAGCATCAGGCGAGAGCGTGCCCGTCGGTGTCTTTGCGTTCGCTTGAGAATTACTCCCTTGCTTACCTGCGAAACCCACGAGTTGTTGCAACGCCGTCAGCATCTGCTTTTGGACATCGAGCGATTGCTTGAGCACATCGGAGACCGGACCGAGTGTTTTGGCCAGGTCTTGCGACTGGGCTTGGCTTTGTGCCGCCAGATCCTTACTGCGGTTCTGGAAGCCTCCCATCGCAGCCGCGGTTTGGCTATTGATGGAATCAGGCAGCGCACTGACTGCCGCGCTTGCGCCAGTATCGGCGGGCGCCGCATCCGAGCTCACCACAGGGGTGGACTTCAGCGCCGGAGCCGGACCAGGGGTCTGATCCGCGACCTTGATGATACCGCCTGCTGCTCCACCTGCCGCATCTCCCCCACCCGTCGCCGGGGCGCCGCTCGTCGAGGCAACTTGGGTGCCCGCCTCGCCCGGCTTCGCATTCGGGTCCGGCTTGCCACCGAGCTGACCTTGCTGGGCCTGACCGAGGTAAGCCTGGAACTTCGCCTGACGATCACTCAGCCCGTTCGTGCCACCGTTGATCGCTTTCGTGACCGAGAGCACATCGCCTGCTTTCGCAGCCGCTGAGGACACCCGATCCTTCCAGTACGCCAGTGCGATCTTAGCGGCATTAGCCGGGTCAGAGGCGAGGTCCGGATTGTTCACCAGATCCAAACCGGTCATCTTGCCGTACTTGGCGTAGTTGGCCTTACCGGTCAACTGGACGACCCCGCGACCCCGATAGTTCCAGCCATCGTCAGGTGCCGTGTTCCCCATGCGACCACCGTAGATCCGATTCGCAATCGCTTGCGGACCGGCTGCAGCCACATTGGCAGCATCCCCTTCGCCATTAAAGTGCGACTTAAAGAGACTCGCGAGCACCGAGGGTCGATAGTTCAGATTTTCCGAGAGTGACTTAAAGCCACCACTCTCATGGTCCATCTGCGCCATGAACATCGCTTGCTCAGTCGGGTCACTCATGCCTGCGGTTTTCATCGCCGCAATCAACGCCCCTTTAATCGCCGAGGCCGAGGCAGTGAGGGTGGCACCAATCTTACCCGCAGCCCCCTTCGCAGCCTGGTAGCCGGACTTCAGCGCATCGCCTGCGCCCGAGATCAGGCTAGAGGCGGCCGAGCCGACGGAGCTGGCGACATTCTTCGTCGCATCCCACGCATTGCCCGCAAACTGTTTGGTCTTATCCCAGGCGTTACTGATACCTGACTTAAGATTATCCATCCAGCTCGGCTCAGGCTTGTTATCGCCCTTGGTGGCCGCGTCGTGCTTCGCGCTGTCCTTGGCCTTATCTGCTTTCTCGTTCGTCTTCTTGTCTTTATCCTTTTCGACGTCCTTATCGTTGGCAGCCTGGACTTCATCCATCACCGCTTTCACGTCATCCGCACCCGCACTCAATTGCTTCTCACCCGGAATCGGCGAGACCATCGAGTTGTACGGGTCCGCAGGCATGCGAATGCCTTGCAGGAACGTCTTCTTCTCAGCCGACGACAGTTTGTCATTGGCATCCGACAAGGCCGTCCCCTTCTTGACGTTATTCAGGATGGTCAAGTGGGTGATAAACACCGGCTTGAATCGACGGACGTACCAGGTCGCGAAGTTCTGCACCTGATCCTTATCCTGCAGATCCACCCCGAGGCCTTCCACCGCGCTCTTGATGTCCACCTTCTTCGGATCAATCTGCGCCTGACCGCCCACGTACGTGACACCCGGCATCAGGGCGTTTTCCAGTGCGAACACTTTGTGTACGTTGCCGTCATCGTCCGGTTTCCAGCCGTACTGCGCGTACCGGATCTTCGAGAGGTCGTCGAGCTTGTTCCGGGTCAGGAGCTTGTAGCCCCCGTACACTGCAGCCCCAGCTGCTGCAATACCCAGAGCAGGCAAGAGCACAGGCGAAGCAAGCACCGCCCCAAGTCCAGTAAGGAGTGCCCCGCCTGCAGCGCCTGCAAGGCCCAATGCTCCGCCTTCAACACCGAGTAGACCAGCAGCCCCAGAAGCAAGAGACCACCCAGTCGCAGCATCACCTGCATAGCCCAACCCCTTTCCAATGGTATCGTGCCCGGTGGCATTAGCCAGTGCCGAAGCGCCAGTGAGCGCCATGCCTGCACCGAGGCCTTTGCCCCACTTCAGACCGCCCATGATCCGGCTACCGAGACCCTGCTTAGCCGCACCCCCCACGATGTTTTCAGCCGCGCCTGCTGCTGCACTGGCGCCGCCCTTACCGAAGAGTCGTCCCACACCCGGAATCCTGCGCAGGAGTTTGCCCCCAGGGATTTTGCCGAGGAGCTTATCAGCAATCGTTTGTTCGACTGCGGACTCGACCCCATCGACCAGACCGCCCTTGGAGTCGTCTTCGTCATCGTCCTTCTTTTTCTTGCGTTTGAACAGACCGCTGAGCAGGCTGAGAATACCGCCCTTCTTCTGGCCGTCCTCACCTTGACCGTTCTGGCCCAGGTGCTTCTTCCATTCCTCTTCGAGCTGTTCCTTACGCGACTTGTGCTGATCCTCGATCGAACCCTTGCGGATTCGGTGCGGTGCAGGCAGCCGGTCTTTGAGCAGATCACGAATCTCTTCCACGGCTGACATCAGCCTCTTGCCGCCCCCAAAGAAAATCCCCGTCTTACCAAAGAGGGAACCCAGTCCGCTGAACATGCCCTTGCCCAGACCGAACGCGTGACCGATGCCTTGGTTCACACCCCCGGCCAACCACTTAAGTGCTCCGAAACCGCCGCCGAGAATCTTCGTGGCACCTGACAGAATTCGACCAATACCGTGCTTCAACTGGTTGCCATTCTTGTCGTACAGGCCGCGCTTGAATTCCTCTTCGTCGAGTACCGTCACACCCTTGTAGTTGTAGACTTCGCCATCAATGTCTTTGGGACTCTTGATCGGTTTGTCATTGACTGCCGAGTGATAGCCACCGGCACGCATCGTCTTCGCGTCGAGCGCCTTACGCAGTCGCTTCGGATGATCCTTGTCGAATACGTAGACATCTTGCGGACCATTGGCGTAACCCATCACGCCTTTGATCGCCAGCGCACCGAGTTTAGCGATCGCTTTGTAGCCCGCCAGAGGGCCGCCCAAGAGGTTGCCACCGAGGAAGTTACCGAGCTTGCTGGCGACCTTGATACCGGCACCCAGCCCCCTCAGAGCCTTCTTACCGAGCCCTTCTCGCACATAGGCGGTCGAGGCCTGCTCTTCAGTCATCACAATGCCCGAGGCATCGGCCACTGCACCCTGAATGTCCCGCCATGTCTTGACCGGTTTACCCGTCTTGACATCGAAGTATTCTCCGGCCTTCAGGCGTGCACCATAGAGCAGAACCTTACGCGGGCCCGTCTCTTCCGAATACACATCCTTAAAGCCACGGGCCTTATCAAGCACCTTACCTGCAAGACCGGTTGCGATCCCACCCACGGCCTTAGCCGTACCGAAGAGACCGCCGAAGCTGCTGCCGACCAGCCAGTTACCCAGCTTGCCTGCGCCCTTCATACCGCCCCAAGTACCCGCCGCGAGGCTCTTGACGCCGTCCTTGATCGACTTGTTCCACCAGCGCACTTTGCGACCCGTACCTGCCGCGCCCGGCGGGATCGAACCATCCGCAGCATTACCGACCACCATCACTGGCAGTGCGTCAGCGAAGCGTTCCTGAATGGCTTTGATGCCATCACTCATCGAGCTGACGCCTTCGGAGAGTTTCTCCAGCAACGTCTCGATATGGTTCTTGGCATTCTCGTGCAGGGCACGGGCACCGGAAGCTGTCCGATTGGCGAACTCACGGGCATGATCGCGAGCATTGCTAAAGAAGCCCCCGGCCTGCTGGCTGCCTGCGGCGTGCAGTCCTGCCGCGCCCTGGACAGCCGAGTGAGCGCCCGAACTCATCGCGGCAACGGTTTGTTCGACCAGCTGACCAATCTGCTGGGTCGGCACCCCGAGCTTTTGCAGATAGTTCGCCAGTTGTTGCTTATACTTCGGCGTTCCTGCTTGAGCGCTCGGTTGCTGGCTGTACAAGCCCGGTGTGGCCGTCGTCGGCACGAGGCTCGGCGTAATCAGGCCGGGCGTGGCAAAGGACGGCACCGGACCCGCGGCCAGCTGAGACAGCGCCTGATGCACGCCACCCCGATTGACTCGACCCTTGGTCGCCGCATTACCCCGACGACGTCGACGGCGCGGACCGACTGCTGCCGCGGCTGAGCCGGGCTGTCCGCCGGGTTGTTGACGGAAACCCTGCGCTGCGCTACCCGTGGCCGGATGGAAGTCACTGCCGTAATAGTAGTCGAAGAACTGCTCAAGCTTCACGCCATCTTCGTCATCATTGAGCAGGCCCGCTTCATTCAAGAAGTCGTTCATGCCCAAGTTAGAGAAGTGTTGCACCTTTTCACGGGAAGCCGAGGCGTACTGACCAAGCGCGTTGTACTGATTAGCAAAGGAATGCTTGCGCTCGTTCTCGTGATCGTTACGGAAGTACGAACGGAACAGATCAGAGAAGGTATCGGCATGATCCGCGGCCTCGCCATCGTAACGGCGTCGGTTACCCAGCACTTCTTCGCCGCCCAGACGGCCCTTGACGTTATTACGCAGAAGCTGACTACCCT